GACAATTAACAGAGTTTTTTAAGGTTGAACAAGCAGAAATACAAACGGAAGATCAAGTAATTGAAGAAAGTCAAGAGGAAATTACAGAGGTAACAACGGAAGACCATGAAGATATCGAAAACGCCGAAGATGAAGAGGCAATTGAAGATGAGCAACCACGAAAAAAACTCAAAAGAGAAGAAAGAGAATACAGACCACCACCACGAAGAAATTTCCCAAGCGGTAACTGGTTTAGAAGACGCTAGGGCTAACAACCAAACCCTAGACCCAGACGAAAAAGAAGTTTACTCACATGATACCAGGGTTCGATGTGGTAAATGCTTCGGCTTAAAAGTGTTTAGTGTCGGCACAAGGCTAAACAGCAAAATTAAGCGCTGGAAGTGCAAAGGATGTGGGTACAATTTCAAAACTGTTGGCCGTAAAGTAGTGTAACCTCGTGGCTAGATATAGCCACATGTCTATTTACTTTATCTTTTACAAAGTATAAACTACCTAAAAATACAAATTTTAGGTATAAATTGACAGCAACCGTTCCGATATACACGCCTACACAGATCACGGCAGGTTTAAATGCCGATTGGAAGCGTCAATTCAAAGATTCTGACGGAAATATCGCTTATTCATACTCTGATTCGTGGGTAGTTACATATTATTTAATATGTAAAAGTGTTCAATACACAATAACAGGCACCGATAACGGAGACACATACCACAGATTTACAAAACTAGCAAGCGAAACCTCAAATTATGAAGCTGGCTTATATTCTTATACGGCGGTTGCTGTAAATGGAACCAGTAAAGTTGCGGTTGAGTCTGGTGTTATCGAAATCAGACCGAATTTCATCACGGCTACAGGTGGACTAGATTCTCGAAGCTCAATCAAAATAATTTTAGACAATTTAGATGATGCGATTTTAGAGTTATCAACCAAAACAACTACCGAAGTGACAGTCAACGGCACAACATACAAGCGAGCAAATATTGTTGATTTATTAAAAGCCCGTGATCGTTACCAGACACTATATAATCAAGAATTGGCTTCGGCTAATGCCTCAAATGGTTTTAGTTCAAAAAATAAAATCTATGTGAGGTTTATGCCACGATGAATTTATTTAGTTTGTTTAAATCTAAGCCTAAAGAAGAAATTAAGCCAGAGGTAAAAATAGTTGAGAAGATTATCTATCAAAAATCATTTAACTCTGCAAAAATAGATAGACTGAATGAAGACTTTTTAGTTGCAATCGCAAGAATAAATGAAGATATTAGAAACAGCTTATCTAATTTGCGTGGCAGATCGAGAACATCGGCACAAAATAACGACTATTATATTAGATACTTAGATTTATACACATCTTATTTGATAGGTGCGCAAGGGTTTACGCTTGTATGTAAAGGCAAAGACAATAACGGCGAAATCGACCGAAGCGGAAATAAAGCTGTAGAAAAAGGTTGGAAAGATTTCGGTAAAAAGACATCATTTAGCAGAAATAAACGAGAAACATTTTTTAGTTTTCAATATCGAGCGGCCTACACATTCGCTCGTGACGGTGAAGTGTTTGTAAGAATTCATAAAGGCAAATCAGCTAAAAATAAATATGGAATTTCGTATTCGTTCATAGATGCTGATTATTTAGATGAGTCTTATAATGTAGAATCAAGCTCTATGAGAAACGGCAATCGTATTTGCCAAGGTATTGAGCTAGATATGTTTGATACTGTTGTCGGCTACTGGTTTACGGAAGTGCCTGAAACAATAAACAATTACGGAACAGTTCCGAAGGGTGGCATTAAGTCATTTGTGCCTGCCGATGAGATAATTCATTGGTATAACAAGGTTCAAATGAACCAGTACCGAGGTTTCCCACCTGGACAAAATTTATTAATATCTTTGCATGGCTTAAGCGAATTAAACGAGTCTGAAATGGTTAGTTTTAGAGCTGCCTCTTGTAAAATGGGTTTCAAACAACAAAAATTCCCAAGCGAGGAAGCTATTGATTTTGTAGGTGGCGCAGACAATCGAGACTATGATGAGTTACAGCCTGGTGTTATTGAAAAGCTAGGCTATAACGAGGAGTTTATCGGATTTAACCCAGACCATAAGAGCGGAAACTGGGAGACATTCAGCAAAGGTATTTTAAGAAGTGCCTCAAGTGGCTGTGGGTTCCCTTATGCGTTAATTTCTAACGATTATGAAGGTTTGAGTGGTGATGCGGTTAGAGTAATGATTCTGGACGCAAGAGAATACGCAATCGGCAAGCAGAATTTGATGAAAGATGAGTTGATAGACCCGATATATGAAAGTGCTTATCCGTATTTCTTTTTTAGCGTGTCTTTGCCTTATAACAAAATAGATAAATTTTCTGATCATGATTTCAGAGGTCGAGCCTTCCAAGCATTACGACCACTAGAAGAAGCTAACGCAATGAAAATATTATGGGACTGTGGCGGAGATTCAAGAACAGATTATATGCGAACTTTAAACAAAGATATCGACGACATATTTAGCGAACTGGGTTATGAAGAGGAGTTATCTGTATTCTATGGTATTCCGCTTCGAAACCAAGGTGGCTATTCAGAATTAAACATGCCTTCAAAAGGAGAACCAAAAAAATGATAAAAGATTTTGATATCAAAGCATATTTAAAAGAGCAAGACGGCGTAATGCAAACAAGAACATTCTCGTTAAGCGGTAAGCCGATGCCAGAAAATAAAACTAGGGGCGTATTTGATAAAGAGAACCGACTAGTTGAGTTTAGCTTGTCAAGTGAAGAGCCTTATTTGCGTTCTTTCGGTTGGGAAATATTAAGCCACGACCCTAAGCATGTAGATATGAGCCGATTAAAAAACGGTTCAAATTTATTTCTTAATCACGACACAAGAGGGTTAGTTTTAGGGGTAATAGAAGATGCAAGAATAGAAAACGGTAGAATTATAGAGGTAGTAAGATTTAGCAAGAACCCAGAGCCAACATTATATTTTAATGATATAGCTGACGGAATCCGTGGAAAGATTTCGGTGGGCTACACCATTACAGATATGGTTGATACTGGGGAAGTTAGAGACGGCGAGCCAGTTTATAAAGTTATGTTTGCGCCCTTCGAATCAAGTTTAGTTGGGGTTGCGGCAGATGACACTATAGGCGTCGGCAGAAGTTTACAACTTAAAGAGATTGTTTCTCAAGTAGTCGAAACTAAGGTGCTGGACACACCGAAGTTAGAAGAAAAAGAAATTGAGGTAAAAGAAGAAACTAAAAATTTAACTATTAATGAGGGTAAGAAAATGACTGAGGAAAACAAAACAGCGACTATTGATGTCGTTAAAGAAAATTCGCAATACATTGCGAACATGAAAAAGATTGGTGAAACTTTTGGCAAAACAGAATTAGCAAAAGATTTTATCATTGAAAAGAAAACAGAAGCAGAACTTTATAAAGCAATCACTGATCTTTTCGATAAAGACCCAGCGGCTTTTGTTGCTAAAAAAGGTAATGCCCCTGATGATTTAGGAATGAACAAAAAAGAGCTTAACCAATGGTCTTTGATGTCGTTTGCTAGAGCATGGGAAGACAGACACAACGGCAAAACAAACGGAGTTAAATGTTTTGAAGCCGAAGTGTCTCAACAAATTGAAGAAAACTTCAAAAAAGAAGCTTCAAAAACAGACGGACAATTTCAAAGAGCAAGCGGTATTTTTATTCCAAAAGATGTTATGAACGGCAAAGCATTTAGAGCAATGTCTAGCGGTTCAGCAACAGCTGGTGGCAATTTAATTCCAACTACTTTGCGTCCTGATTTGTTTATTGATGCGTTAAGCAATGCTGACATTACAAGTCAATTAGGGTTCACAATTCTAAATGATTTGAGAGGTGGCTACACTATTCCACGCAGAACTTCACGAGCTACTATGGCGTGGGTTGCTGAAAATGGAAGTGCCGCAGAGTCTACAGGTCTTTATGACTTAGTAACTTTAGCAATGAAAACCGTAACAGGTCAATCTATTTGCTCTCGTGAACAAAGATTACAGACTTCACCTGAAGCTGATATGTTAGCGTTACAAGACCTAGCGTTTTCAATCGGTTTAGCTCAAGCTGATGCTATTTTTAATGGTACTGGTTCAAGCAACCAGATCACTGGTATCTTAGCCCAATCTGGAATCAACAGTATTTCGCCTGGTGCATCTGGTGACGCTCCGACACATGCCTTAATGAATCAAATGAAAAAAGAGTGTCGTATTGATAATGTTATGGGTGAATTAAAGTTGATTATCAACGCTGCGACTGAATACGCTCTAGCCGTTACGCCAAAAGTGACAGCGGAACCTATTTACTTGTTAGAGGACGGCAAAGTAGCAGGTATGCAAACATATTTAACTAATATGTTACCTTCAAATATTACAAAAGGTGGCTCTGGTGCAACGCTTTCAAAAGCAATTGCCTTGTATGCACCTGACGTACTTATTGGTTATTGGTCGGGATTAGATATCACGATAGACCCATATAGTTACAGCTCTGACGGTCGCGTGAAATTTGTAGCTCATAGAAGTATGGACTTACAATTGCGCCACCCTGAAAGTGTAACTGTTTTTGCTGATATCATTACTGCGTAAGGTTAGTTTTTTAAAATAAATTTTTTTAGAGGTTTTTTATATGTCACAATTTTCAGATGCAAAAAGGGAAGATGTTGCGGTGATATCGGGAGGAGCAAAATACCAAACCTTGCCTACCGCCGAAGCGTATGCAGACGGCCCAGTAACAAGAGCCTATACGGCAGGTGCAACATTAGCCGCAAAGGATATAGTGTTTTTAAATACAAGTGCTCAATGGGTGCTTGCAGATGCCAACAGCGCTGCAACTCTATCGGTTGGCACATTAGGGGTTGTGGTTATTGGTGGTTCAAGTGGCGATACAGTTACAGTAGCCTTAAGGGGTGCGGTTGTTAAATTTGCGGCAGCAAGTTTTACCGCTGGCCCTTATTGGTTATCTGAAACTCCTGGCCCTGGAACTACTACTAAGCCAACTACTGGAACTTCAAATTTGATTTTGGCGTTCTTTGCACCAACCACTACTACATGCCATGTTGAAATGATTGGTTTTGCAGTATCAGGCGCTTAATAGTTTTTTTTCAATGCAACAGGGGGGAATGTTTCCCCCTTGTTTTTACAAGTTATATTTTTTTTAGAGAGGTTTTAAAATGGGTTACAACAGACAAGAACGAATCGAAGGATTAAAAATCAGAGCATTGCCACGCAGTTGCGGGATGCAAATCAAAGGAAAACATTTTGGTGTTAATAATGTTCCTTTGCAAAAAAAAGACAAAGACGGCAAACCAATGTTTGACGCAAACAAGAACCCAATATTTGAACAAAAGGTTTATCAAAATGCAGACGGCGAAATCAAGCCACTGTTTACAGTAAATTCTGACGGCCAAGCGGTTCCTGTATGGGTTACTAAACAAGTTCCTGATGAAATCTATGTAGATAACGATGATTTTATTTGGGCAATAGTAAATAAAAGAGCGGTTAGTGCTTGTGAGTATGAAATCAAAATCGACAACAAAGGTAATTTTAAAATTGAAAAGAAATCGGAAAAGGTAGCGTAATGAGCATAGAAGATGAATTGCTAGCTGATGAGTCAAGTATTTTTAGTGAGCGAGATGTCTCTCATTCAATTTGCTTTACGACTGTTAAGAAAAATATTTTTGATAATCAGTTAGCAATCGTCAACCAAACGAATACGATTTTTGAATTTGGCGAGGAAATACAAGTAGATAGTTTTAACGCAAACATAATGATAACGAGAAGCTTGTACAATAAAATTACGGCAACAGAATTGAATCTAAAAGGCTCGATTATTTACGATAAAAAAGACGGAATTTCATGGGAAGTTGTTTCGCAAGGAAATGTTGACGCAATCAGCGCATCATTTATTTGTACAAAGAACATTTTCAAAAAGGCTAAAGCTTAATGAGTATCTCTTCGGGAACATTAAATAGTGTGAGCATAGCATCGACTACAGCCACCCTCAATTATACTCCACCCGCAGTAGAAGCCGCCTATCAACTCGATCAGGTGCTTTACAAGAAAACAGGTCATAGCTTATGGACTGTTGGCGCAACAAATGTTGGCACTTTAGGGGTTGCTGGCAATATCAGCCAAACAGGTTTAGTTGCTGATACGCTGTATGACTTTTGTGTAGTAACAGCAGATTCAAGCGATCGCTATTCATTGCCTTCTAACATTAAGACAACATCGGGCGCAACGATAATATCAGAGATTAATTCATACATTGACAATATGATTACATTGCTTTCAAATAGCTCAAATTTTCAAACATGGACATCGCAAAATACAGCAGAATTAGCACAAGCACGAATACACAGAATTGATTTGAATGCCGTAAACGATAGCCTTTATTTTCCTTGTGCGGTAGTTGATAGTGACAATGATGAAAACACAGAAATAGACACTAATAGCTTTCTTTCATCGGCAATATTAAAAGTAAAATTCTTAGCGGAAGTATCGACAGACCCAGAGGTTGACATGAGAGTTTTAACAAAAGAATTTATGGCAAATGTTGGCAAAATAGTTCAGGATTTGCAAAGCTTACAAGGAGTTAATACATATCTAGCAATTAAAAAGATTGCCACCCCAAATGTACCGATGTTTGCAGGAATTACAGATAACTCACAAGGCGAAACGCAGGAATTAATAACGATTACATTAACTATTACGGCAGGGCATTAATATGGCACAAAAAGCATTCAAAGGCGTACACCAGATTTTACATAATTCGGTTCAATACCGTGGTATAAAAAGCC